TCCTCGAAGTCCTGGCCGGCGTTGACGAAGTTCTGCACCAGCGACGAGACGAGGTGCATGAACCAACCCATCGTCTCGCCGCTCGGGGAGGCGTCGGCCCAGTTGGTCTTGCCGAGCAGCGTCAGCCCCTCGACCGCGTTCTTGACGGATGCGCCGACCTTGCCCACCGCGTCGGCGAACTTCCCGACGTGCTCCAGCGCCTTGTCCTCGAAGCCCGCCGCCGCCTCCTGCATGGTGGCGATGAGCGATTCCGTGAGGTGGCGGAACCAGCCCATCGCCTCGCCGGTCGGGGAGTCGCGCTCGAAGTTGAACCCCGCCAGCGCCCGCATCGCGGCGAGCGTGTCGGTGATGGCCTTCGCGATGGCCGAAGCCACGTCCGCCGCTTTCTTCGCGGCTTCCTGCTCCTTCTCATCCATGCCCGCGACGAGGCCGTTGACGATTTCCCGCCCGAAGCCGATCGCCACCGTGGACGGCGACTTGATGCCGAGCGCCCCGGCGATAGCCCCCGCCGCCGCCGCCGCCAGCTCGGCGGCCTTCTGCTGCACCGCGCCGAGGAGCGACGCCATGCCGTTGATGAGCCCCTGCACCAGATCGACGCCCGCCTGGTAGAGCGCGGTCGCCGCGCCGGTGACGCCCGAGGCCGCCTGGCCGGGCAACTCGCCCGCCTTCCCCGCGAGCGCGCCGAACATCGACGCCAGCCCGTCGATCATGCCCTGCACCAGCGCGACGCCCTTGTCCCAGAGCGTGCGCGCCACGTCGCCCACGCCCTCCAGCGTCTTGCCGGGGATGGTGCCCATCTCGGTGACGAGTACCGCGACCTGATCGGTCACGCCGGTGATCAGCCCCTTGACCAGTTCGATGCCCTTCGTGAAGAGCGTCAGGCTGAGGTCGCCCACGGCGGCGAGCACCTTGCCGGGGAGCGCGGTCGCCCACGACGTGAACGCGGTCGCCCAGGTTTCGAGCGCGCTGGTGATGTTGCCCACCTGCTCGCCGATCCAGCCCTGGAACGCTGACCACAACTGCCCGAGCTGGTCTTGCAGGAACGGCCACGCCTTGTCCATCACCCAGTCGCCGAGTTTCGCGGCCACGGCGAGCATCAGGTCGCCCACGCCGGGCGCGACCACGTTGAGGATGAAGTCGCCCAGCGCGGTCATCCATTCGAGCATCTTGGCGCGCAGGTAGGGGACGGCGGTCGTCGTCACCCAGTCCCCAAACGCCAGCCCCACCGCGATCATCGCCTCGCCGATGGCGGGCATCGCGGTCCCGGTGATCCAGCCGCCGATCGCCGCGAGCCATTCGGGGAGGTTCGCCACGAGGTAGGGGATCGCCTTCGTCTGCACCCAGTCGGAGAACGCCCGCGCCATGCCCTCCATCTGCGCCACCACGACCGGGATCGTCGCGCCGAGCCAGGTGTAGAGCGCCTGCGCCCACAGCGGGAGATTCGTCTGCAACCACGGGATCGCCGTGGTCGTCACCCACTCCCCGAACGCCTGCCCGAGTTGCTGCAACCAGGCGACGATGACCGGGCGCACCGATTCCGCCCACGCCATGTACGCCGCGAGCCAGAGCGGGAGGTTGGCCTGCAGGTAGGGGACCGCCGTCTCCGTGACCCAGGTGCCGAACGCCTGCCCCAGCGCCACCAGTTGCGCGCCGACCCACGGCAGCATCGTCCCGGTGATCCACCCCCCGATGGCGGTCATCAGCGCGGCCAGCTTCGGCATCAGCCAGGGGATCGCGGTGGTCGTCACCCAATTGCCGAACGCCTGCCCGAGCAGGGTCAGCTCGCGGACCACGACGGGGAGGGCGGCGCGGATGGCGTTGCCGACCGTCTGCCCGAAGCCGCCCAGCCCGCCCGCGCCGGTGCCGCCCAGTCCGAGCAGGTCGCGCACCAGCGTGCCGATCATGGTCTTGATGCCGCCGATGAATTGCCCGAGGGAAATCTCGCCCGCCTGCAACTTCTGGAACGCGCCGACCACGGACGCGATCGCCGAGCCGACGTACTGCCCGAAGCGCTGGAAGAGGGCGATGGCGGCGGTCAGCGCCGCGCCGAGTTTCTGCCCCAGCATGGTGACGAACGGGATGGCCGCGCTCGTCGCCGCCGCCATGCGCTGCGCGAACGCTTGCAGGGCGGGCAGCATCCCCGTGCCGAACGCGATCAGCGCCGTCTCGGCCGATCCTTTCAGCGTCTCGAACGCGCCTTTGAGCGTGTTGTTGCGCGCCGCGCCGATGGCCGCCGCGTTGCCCTGCGCCGCGATGGCATTGCCGTACTCGTCCAGCCCCTTCGAGCCTTCCGACATCAGCGCCATGACCGCCGCCAGGTTCTCGCGCCCGAACAGTTGCACGATCGCCTGCTCGCGCTGCGCCTGCGTCAGCCCGCCGAGCTTCGCGTTCAGCTCGTCCGCGATGCCGCCGAAGTCCTTCAGGTTGCCCTCGGAGTCGCGGAACGACAGCCCCAAATCCTTGATGAGTTTCTTCGATTCCTTCGTCGGGTCGGCGAGCGAGGCAAGCACCCCGCGCAGCGCGGTCCCCGCCTCGCTCCCCTTGATGCCCTGGTTGCCGAGCGCGGCGATGGCGACCGCGACCTCGTTGATGTCGATGCCCATCGCCGCCGCGACCGGGCCGATGGATTTCATCGACGCGCCGATGTCCTCCAGGCTCACCGAGGAGGCGTTGGCGACCCCGACGAAGAGGTCCGCGATCATCGGCATGTCGCCGGCGGTCAGGCCCATCGACTTGCGGAACGCGCCGAAGGCGTCGCCCGCGATCTCCGCCGCGCGCCCCACGTCGGTGCCGGTCGCCGAGGCGAGCCGCAGCACGCCGAGCGTCACGCCCTGCGCCATCTCGTCCACGGTGAAGCCCGCCGCCGCCAGCTCCTTCATCGCGGCGGCGGCATCGGTGGCCCCGATGCCGGAGAGGGTGATGTCCTGGCCGAGTTGCAGCGCCAGCCCGGAGAGCGCGGCGGTGTTCGAGGCCATGTCGCCGCCGAGGAGCGCGGCCACGTCGGCGATGCTCTGCTGGAAGCCCATCGCGCTGCTGACCGCCGCGCCGACGCCCGCGCCCATGCCCACGGCCGCCAGCCCGATCCCGGTGAACGCCGCCGCCGCGACCCCGCCGAGCGCGCCCGCGCCCTTCGCGAAGCCCGACACCTTGTTGCTGGTGCGGTCGATCGCGGCTTCCGCCTCGCGGCTGTCGCCACCGATTTTGACCATCAGCTCGGAGGCTACGGGCATGTGTAACCTCCGTCGCGATTCCTGCGTATAATCCTCGCTGGGTTCATTCGCAGAGAGAGGAGTCGCCCGTGCGTGCGCTGATGCTGGCCCCGCTTGTCCTGGTGGCGCTGGTGGCCTGTGGGGGGCAATCCGCGACCCCGACGCCCGCCTTCGCCCGCTACACCGCCGAGGATGTCGTCAAGGCGCTGACGCCGCTGGGCATCACCGGCGTGCGCGCCGCCGTCCACCCGTCGGGCGCGGTCGGGCCGAGCACCTACACCGAGAATCGGGAGTTCGTCATCCCGAGCATCGCGCCCAAGGGCGGGCAGGTGCAGGTGTTCGCCACGGCGAGCGACCTCGCGGCGATGCAGACGTGGTACGCCCGCTTCCCCGACCTCGCGCCCTATGTCTATGTCAAGGGCAACGCGCTCGTGCAACTCAACAACACCCTGCCGAAGGCCGAAGCCGAGAAGTACCGCCTCGCCGTGGAGTCCCTGCCCTAGTCACGCCCGCTTGCCCGCCTTCTTGCTGCGCTGCTTCTCCGCGTGGCATTTTTGGCGCTGTGTCTAGGAGAATGGTACAATTGGGCATGAGGAATCCCCGCGCTGCTGCAAACAGCCGGGGGGTGGCCGACACCTTCGGGGAGGTGCCTGCATGGATAATCCTACCACCAAGCTCTGCGCCAAGTGCGGCGAGACGAAGCCCCTCACCCAGTACTATCCACACAAGACCGGGCGCGATGGCTACGCCGCACGATGTAAGTCCTGCGTAGGTCGGGCGAACAAGGCGTACTGCGCCGCGAATACTGATAAGGTGCGGGCGCGAAAGCAGCGCTATCGCATCGCCCATGTAGCAGAGCGCCGCGCCTACGACGCCGCCTACGTTGCGACCCATCGCGAGGAGCGGATCGCCTACCTTCGGGAGTATCACCGCGCCAATCGCGTCAAACTTTTGGCAGACGCCGCCGCATATCGCGAAGCCCATCGCGACGAGCTTCGGGTGAAGCAGCGTCAGCGTTACCATGCAGCGCCAGAAGGGTATCGGGAGACGACGCGGCGATGGTACGCCGCGCACCGCGAGCGAGCGCGCCAATATGGCAAGGACTGGCGCGGCAAGAACCGCAGACTTCAGGGCGAGTACCAGCGCCGCCGCCGTGCCAGGAAGCACGCCGCGCAGGTTGTCCCGTTCTCCCACGAAGCATGGGAGGCGATCCTCGACTACTTTGGTCACGCCTGCGCCTACTGCGGCGTGACCGGGATAGCGCTGACACAAGACCACGTTGTGCCCCTGGCTCGTGGCGGGACTCATACCGCCGCGAATGTCGTGCCCGCTTGCAACCAGTGCAATGGGCGCAAGACCGATAACCCTCTGTGGCGGTTCCTCATGACGGACTAACTGTTTCGTCGTTTCGCCGCCTTCTGGTTCCGCTGGTGCTCGGCTCGGTTTTCCGCTTCGATAGCCACCAGTGCTCTCGCCATCCAATACTCGCCGTCCGGGTGCCCCTCCAGCGTGAGCGGGTCGGTGCCGAGCCACTTGGCCGCCTGCGCCCAGGCGTACCATTCCGGGCAGAAGCCGCCCGCTACACCACCCGTCGTAAGCCAGCGCTGGAGTCCGACCCGCTCAGCTTTCCCACCTTGATCTCTTCCAGGATGCCGTCGAGGATGGCCTGCACGTAGTCGAGGCCGACCGAGCGCAGCCAGGTCATGCCCGCGCCCTCGACCGGCAGCGGCTCGCCGTCGTCGCCTTCGAGGTTCCAGCCGGTGACGGTCTGCCCCAGCAGGCGGCAGATGCCGTCGTACTGCTCGCTCTCGTCGCCCTGCATCGCGGCGCGGAGCGTGTCGGAGGAGAACGGGCGGAAGTGGACCACCCACTCGTCGCCCTCGATGTCGAAGCGCGCCGTGCGCGTCCGCTGCTGAATCTGCCGTGCCTTCGGGGCCATGACTGGTGTCCCTTTCCGCGCACCGCGCACCGGCCACTCGGCACAGGCGACGGGCGACTACGAACGATTACAGGGTGGCGAGGCTGTTGGTGATGGTGAACTGCATCGCCTTGCCCCAGGTGCCGTCGTGGACGATGGTAAAAGGCCAGTCCACCGCGTAGACGCCATCCGCGTCCTCGAACTCCGAGGCGGCGTTGAACTTGATGGCGAAGTCGAACCAGGCCTTGTAGACCGCCGGCCCCGCGCCGATGAGCGCGGTGTCCACCACCTCGATGCGGAGGAAGCGGGTCGCGCCCGCGCGCAGCACGGTGAGCATCCCCATGCCCGCCGCGTCGGCTTCGAGCATCAGGTGGCCCTCGGCGGTCGGCTCCGTCTCGATGCGCGCGGCGTAGCCGGTGACGGCGCTGTTGAGCGTCCACAGCGGGCCGAATTTGTCGGACAGCTCGAAGCCGGCCGCGAGGGCGCGCGTCAGCTTGGTCGTGCCCAGCCCGGCGGCGGCGGTGTCCACGTAGACGTTGACGGTCGCGGGAAGCATCGGCTGGAGCGGGATGGTGGTGGGCGTCGCGGTGAGCGTGATGCCGTCCTGGAAGCCCGAGCCGATCATCGTGCCGGACAGCTCGATGCTGTCGCGCGTGAACTCCATGCCGAACGCGGAGACGACGCCGCCGACGAACTTGTGCGCGCGGACGCCGCTGCCCTGCTCGACCGTGAACGACTTGGCCGCGTCCTCGGCGGTGCTGCTGGGGGTGAAGATGTGCTGCTGGCCGGTCGTCTGGACGATGGTGGTGGTCGGCGCGGAGATGAGCGAGGCGAGGGGGTAGATAATCTCGTCGTAGGTCGCCAGCCCTTCGAGTTCGGCCTCGACCCACTCCTTGCCGGGGACAACCAGGGTGCGATATTTGTTGCCCATCGGGCGAAAATCCTGCGTCTCGGCGGTCAGCGCGGGGCTGATGCCGAGGGCTTGCAGGAGCTTGTTGGCGGGGACCGACGTGCCCTCCGTCGTCTCGACGCCGATCTGGACCACCTGGGAAATCGTGCTGCGTTCTGGCATGACCTGTACTCCTTCTGCGGAGCGCACAGGCCACGGGCGGGCACGGGCGACGGTCTTTTGGTTGTCGGCGCTACCGGGTGAACGTCTCCCGGTGCTTGCAGCGGCTACACGTGACGGTCAGCGACCCTTGCAACTGCTCGGCGAGGAGCTTGTCGCACTTCGGGCAGCGCACCTGCGCGGCGCGGTGGCGACGGAGCGCGTCGGGGACAACGGCAAGCCCCGCCGCTTCCGCCCCTCCACCGGGGGCGCGCGACAGGGCAACGTCGGGCGAACGGCTGCGCTCCTGCATCGGTGTCTCCTCGTTGCTCGCCCCCGTCAGCCCCCACCTGCCGCACTTGGCCGGGTGGGGCGGGTTGCTACGCTTCGCTCACCTTCACGCGATACTCGGCGCCCAGTTGCACGTAGCTCACACCGTTCTCGACGGTGGGCAACTCGAACGGGCGCTCCCTGACGCAGATGTGGACCACGCCGCCCGACACCGTGCCGGACGCCGCGTGCAGCAGGGCGTCGATGCGGTTGGCGATCGGCTCCAGCGGCCCGGTGCTCGACCCCTTCGTGACCGCCTTGATGAGCCAGAGCATGTCGGCCCAGATGCGGGTCGGCCCCACGCCCATGAGGTCGTTACCGCCCGAGAGCAGTTGCATCACGACGTAGGGGAACGTCGCCCCCGCCGGCGCGATGCCGTTGTAGACGCGCGTCCCGACGAGCGGGGCCAGCGTGGCGTCGCCCGTGAGCAACTGGTAGACCCAGGAGCGGGTGCGTGCTGTCTCAGCCACCTACAGCCCCTTTTGCGCGGCGGCGGCGCAAACCGCTTGCCGGACCATCAGCGACTTCCCCATCCCGCCGTTGTGCCCCACGAGGCTGAACTTCGCGATGGTGCGATAGCGCCCGCTGCTCGGGTAGTACAGCGCGACGTCGGCATCGCCTTCGTGGAGATACACGCGGTACATCTCCGCGCCGATGCTGGCGTCCCACACGCCCACGGTGCGCCCGCCGCGACGCTCCCAGCCGTCGTATTCGACCCAGTTGAACGGCCGCGTGTCCGCCATCTACAACCCCGCTATCGCGGCCTTGATGGCCGCCTCGAACGAGGGCCGCACCGCGTCGGCCGCCGGGTGCGCCATCGGCTGCGCGGGCATGTTGACGGTGCCGTACTCGTTGTAGACCGCGTACTCGACGCCGTTGGCGACCTCGCCCTCGGTGTCGCCCGTCATGCGCCCCTGCCAGGCGTTCCGCATCGCCCCGGTGTCCACGCGGCTGCGGACCTTCGCCTGCGCCTCCACGTCGAACACCGCCTTCTGGACCGCACCGCGCACCCGCCCGCGCACCAGCCCCGGCAGGGACGGCAGGCGATTCATGGTTATCGCCACCTGAATGCGGACCATTACTGGCGCTCCCGCGCTTGCCGCGCCGCGACCCATTCGCGCCATTCGGGCGGGTCGAAGCGCAGCTCGACCGTGCCCGTGCGGATTTCCACCTTCACGCCGTCGTACCCGTCCGGGTCGGCGAGTATCTTGCCGTCGGCGTCGGTCACGGCGCAGAGCGCCCAGCCCTCGCCCTCGTCGGCCTCGAAACAGTGGGGGGCTTTCTGCCCGTCGAGGTAGGCGGTGCAGAAGTGCACGCCCTCATCCATCGCGTTCAGCCGCACGACTAGCCTCGTTCCTCGCACACCGCAGTGACGGCGACGTTGACCGCGCCCGTCCGCAGCACCCCGAGCACCTCGAACGTGCGCCCGCTGACGACCACCGTGTCGCGCGCCGTGAGGATGGTGTTCCACGGCAGGTTCCGCAGCACGTAGGGCGAGGATGATTGCGCCCGGTCGGCGATGGCCCGCTCGTCGGGCCGGGTCGCGCCCGCCGTCAGCACGCAGCCGCCGCTCTCCACCACGCCCGGCGTGTCGGTGCCGCCGCCCGCGCTGTCGCTGGTGCTCAGCGTCCGCACGACCGCGTAGGTGTCGAAGCGGTAGTCGGCCGCGAGGCGGCGCGCGTTCTCGACGATGGGCGCGATGGAGAAGGCCACCTACTCGCCCTTGGCCTTGCTGTCCGACCGCTCAGCCGGGGCTTCGTAAGGGCTTCCGTCGGCATTCGCGACGATGCGGAAGCCCAAGTCCTGATACGTCTTGTCGCCCTCGACCTTCGCGCGGCGGAAGTCGCTCTCGCTGACCTCGTACTCGCGCCCGTCTTTGTGGGCTATTCGCACCTGCGCCATCGCGCTACCTCCTACTGGAGAATCGTTGACGTTGCCTCGCTCGTGACCGTGTAGGTGCCGTACTGCGGGGGTGGGACGACCGACCACCAGCCGGGCGAAACATAGGGCCACGACGGGGGCGGTGGGGTATAGGGCACCGCTATCCAGCGCGTTGCTTGGTTCGTCCGCCCGCAGCAGGGGCAGTAGCCGCAATTCGGACACACTTCCTGCGGACTGTCCTTCTTCATGTGCTACCCCGCGAACTCGTTCGCGTCGCTCGCCGCCCGGACGAAGCGCGCAACCCGGAGCGTATTGTCCTGAGTCCCCAGCGTGGGCAACCCCAGCTCGGCGCGCAGCCCGTTGGCGATGGCCCGCCACGAGGCGAGCCGGTGCGCCCACTCCACCTTCACCGCGCCGGGGATTTCCACCTTGTCCGGCTGTTGGGCGTACTGGACGAGCAGCGCCTCCGCCGCCGCCACCGTCGCGCGGGCCTCGCTGCCGTCGTAAAGCGAGAGCAAAGCCGTGTACGTCTCTTCTGCGAGCAAAGGCGCGGTGTCGGAAACATCTTGGACCGCGAAACGCACGCGACTTGTGGCGTCGGCGAGGGTGAGGGAGTAGGCCACTGGTGTCGTCTCCGTGCTATACTTTGGTCGCCAGCCGTGCCGTTGTGAAACACGGCACCCCAGTGTTGACCCGGTTTTCACCGGATAGCGGGCGTTCCCTCGAATCTCCCGAAGTCACTCGTATGCGGTGACACGGAAAGGACGGCTGGCACTCCTACTTCTCCAGCGGCTTGCCGTCGCAGTCCACCAGGATGCCGTTCGCGAGATAGCGCCCGCCCGGCACCGTCTCGTCCAGGCGCTCGGCGCGGGCGGCCTCGGCGTCCTTCGCCGCCTGCGCCTCCGCGTCGGCGCGGGCCTCGGCGCTCGCCTCGGCGCGGGCCTCGGCCAGCTTGGCCTCCGCCGCCGCCGCGCGCTCCTCGGCCTCGCGAATCCGCTGCTCGGCGCTCGCGGACTCTTTCGCGGCCGACGCGACCGCCGCCGGCTGCCTGACCTCGGGGGCCGCTTTCTGCTGCTTGTCCTCTGCCATCGGTGTCCTCCGTGGTGCGCCCCAGCGCCCCGCTATGAGGCGCTAGGGCCGCGTCAGGCTGCCTACAGGGTCGGCACCGCGTAGGTCGCGTTCGCCGTGTAGAGCACCGCGCCGTTCGTCCTGTTCCAGACAGAAATCCCAAACTCGCGCTCGCGGGTCTGCGCCCGCAGCGGGTAGGCCTCGTTGTCGGCGACGAGCCGGAGCGCGCCGCGCGCCGCGTTGCGCCGCCGCAGAGCGAGCGGCTTGGGCGCGCCGCGCAGCCAGGCGAACACGTAGTTCGCGGGGATGCGGGCGCTCTTCACCCAGACCTCCGCGCCGCGATAGACGCCGATGGCGCGGTTGTTGAAGTTCACGAGGTCGAGGTTGCCCTGCGCGTAGGTCGCGGTCGAGGGCTGCGAGACGCGCATGTCCACGTAGGGCGCGAACCCGGTGAATCCGCGCACCGTGGCCTCCTGCGCCTGGTTGATTTCCACGACCGGCTGGCCCGCGCCGTAGTGCTCCAGCACGGTGTCGATCAGGCTGTCGAGGTTGGCCGCGACGAACGAGCCGGTGCCGAGGTAGTGGGTGTGCGTGGCGCTGTTGAACGACTCGCCGTTGGGGCCGAGCGGCATGTCCGCGCTATCCGCGTTGACGAGCGCCCGCAGCGGCAGGGTGACGTTGTTGACCAGCACGTCGGTGTAGGTGAGGTTGTTGGCGCTGTTGAAGATGGCGCGGCGAATCTGGCGGTGCATGTTCCGCGCGTCCGCCGCGAGGATCGCGTCCACCTGGGTCGCGAACTCGCGCCCGGTCGTGACCTCGGTCCAGGCCCGGTTCCACTGCAACGACCGCTGGTACAAGCGCAGCGGGAATCCGACCGTCACGCCGACGGCGGCCTTCGCCGCGTCCGCGCGCCCGAACTGGTCCACTTCCTCCATGTCGGTGTCGTCCACGCCGCCGTAGCGCCGCAGGTTGTCCTCGGTCACGTCCACGAGGTCGGTCATCGCGGCGTCCACCAGCGCGTTGTGCGCGGCGAGCGCCTGCGTCACCGCGTCGAAGGCGCGGTCCTCGCCGATCTCGGCGATGGTGGCCTGGCTGGTGGCGATGGCGTCGAGGGTGCTCAGTGTGCCGTAGATCATGGCGTGTTACCCTCCCCCGCCTAGTAGCGCGACTGCCACACGCGGATGCGCGTGGCGTCGATGACGAAGCCGATCGGGGCCGTCCCGCCGGTGGTGGCGGCGTCGCCGATCTGGCCCGCCGTGGTGAAGAGGTACAGCTTGGTCCCCGGCGTCAGGCCCGCGCCGTAGCGGAAGTTGACGTCGAAGTAGAGGGTGACGGCCTCGCCACTGGCGGCGGCCATCGCGGCGAAGCCGTGGACGGCGGCGGCGGCGTTGGCCGCGGTGCCGTTCGACTTCATCACGAGGCCGGTGGAGGCGATGTAGCAGGCGTCGCCGGCGGCGATGGCCTCGCCCGCCAGGCGGCCGACGATCTGGCAATTCTGGGGCGGCGTCACGCTCGACAGGCTCGGCGTGCCGCTCTTGGCAACTACTGCCACGGTCCACTCCTTCTAGCCGCGCGCCGCCCCGAGTCGCCTCAGAAGGCGTAGCGCCCGGTCTTGACCATTCCGGCTTTCAGTTCCTCGACGCCCTGCTTCGCGCTCGCGCCGTTGGCGTTGGCGTGCGGCTCGGCGTTGCCCGTCTTGACGACGATGACCTTCGCCAGCGTCTTGGCGTGGGCGTCGAGCGCCGCCTCGTCGTCGCCGCGCAGCAGCTCCGCCAGTTCGGGCGGGAGCCGGTGCTTGGACGCGACGCGCTCGCGCACGACGGTCAGGCGGGCCGAGGCGATCTCGCCTTCGAGTTCGGCGATGCGGGCGTCGCGCTCCGCGATCTCGCCGTCCTTCGCATTCGCGACCGCCTCCCACTCCCCGGCCTTGATGGCGCGCTGCGTCTCGGCGTCGCGCTCGGCCTGCTCGCGCTTGCGGAGGGCGGCTTCGGCCTTGCGGCGCGCGTCCCGCTCGTCCTGGAGCGCCTTCAGCAAGGCCGCGCCGGGCTTGTCGTCGTCGCCACCCTTGTCGCCTCGCGCGTCGCCGGTGGCCTCGGTGTCCTCGCCCTGCGTGGCGTCCTCTCGCTCGGTGTCCTGTGCTTGCTTGGATTCCTCGGCCATCGCGGCCTCCTGGTGGGGGCGGTCGGCGTCGCGCCGGTCGCCAGACAACAAAAAGCCCGCCAGTAGCGGCGGGCGGGCGGTTCAGGCGAACCGAAGACCAGCAGCACTGGCGGGCGGTAGCGCGCGGACGCGCCAATACCCTATGAAGTTACATGTATGCTACACGCAAACGGCTGTTACGTCAACGCGGGCGCTTCGCCGTTCAGGGTGCGAATAGCCCGCGCGGCGATTTGGCGGGCGCGTTCCGTCGTGACGCCACATTCCGCGCCGATTTCCTGCCACGTTCGTCCCGCCGCGCGCAGGGAAAGGACGTGCCATTGGCGATCGGTGAGACTATCGGGTTGCGATTCCGGCAAGATGGCCCGGAAGTGCTTCCCGCCCCCGGTCAGCGACACTTCAGCCATGTTCGCTCCTATCGCGGCGACTGGTGTTTCCCGTAGCGACGTTCTATGAATTTTACTATCATCAGCAGCGCCTCCCGCACCACGAGCATGAAGTCGCGCAGTTCGCCCTCCTGTGGCGGGGTCGGCGGTGCCTCGCGCTCGGCCAACACGGCTACTCCTTCGCCCGGAAGCCGAGCGCCGGCGTGGGCGATTCGTCCTGCTTGCGCTCGACCCCGTGCAGCTCCCATCCCCTCCGACTATCGGGATTTGGCAACCAGAGCATCGCCGCGTAATACTCCTCGGCGTCGCCCTCGCCGCTCACCCCGCTGGCGGCGTGCCCCGGCTGCAAGTCCTGCCACCACTGGCCCGCCTCGGCGCGCTGCCGATGCGCCCGCTTCCATGCGCTCATCGCTCGCCCCCCTCGTGGCGGCTAGTCCGCCGCACGGTCAACCTCCTGGCTCGCCAGCACTTCCCGCAGCGTCTTTTCCCTCAGCCCCGGTCCCCAGATTGACGACCGGGTTGCGCCGACCAGTTCCGCCAATGTCAACAATCCGTCGGCGTAGAGGCGGTACTTTCCAACACCCAAGACAAACCGCTGGTCCTTCTCGCTCAGCCGCGCGAACAGCGTCGCGCCGTCCTCGATGGTCGGGCGCGTGTCGGGCAGGCCAGGGAAGCCGAGCGCGTCCCATGACTTCGTGCGCGGCACACATGTACAGCGGCAGCAGATGTGCGAGGCGAACCGCTCATCAACCTTGTGGAACGTGCCGTGCCTGGCGAAGCAGACGGCGCAGGTGCGGCGATTGCCCGCCGAGAGCCAGGTCCATCCTTCGAGCGCGTCCTTGTTCGCCTTGTACGTCTCCAGGCTGCTGTCCCGATACGACCGATTGATTTCCTGCCGGCTGATGCGGAGCGCCCTGGTGGCCGACACGCCGCCGACCGCCGTGCGGACTTCCCGCGCCACCTGCCGCGGCCCGAGTCCCCGCGCCAGCGCGCTCGTCAGCGCCTCGCCCATCTTTTTGCTCGCCTGCGGGCCGAACTGGTCGAACAGGCGGCGCAACGGCGCATCCGGGGTGAGCGAGCCGACCAGCCGCTCCACGGCCTCGACCGGGAGGCGGTTGAAGTTCACGGTCGCACCCGCCCGGTTCGGCCCCAGCGCCGCGCGCATGAGGTCGAGCGCGCCCGCCTGGGCGGCGTCCACGGCGGCGCGGCGCTCGCGCAGCACGGTCGCCTCGGCGTAGCGCGCGTAGTCCCGTATGCGCGCCTCCGTCTGCGCGAGGAGCGATTGGTAGCGCCCCTGCCGCCTGAGCCACGACTTCGACACGGACTCGCCCCTGGCCCGCGCATCCGCGATGTCGGCGGTGAGACGGTCGAGGTCGCGCGAGATGTCGTCCCAGATACGCCCGTAGGCGTCGAGCAGCGCCGATTGCGCCGCGCGCTCCCGGGCGAGCGCCGCCGCCCGGAATGCCCTCACCGCTTCGTCGAACGCGCTCATGCCGTGTGGGGATTCGTCAGCAGCGCGATCATCGTCTCCTGCACGCCGCACGCGAGCATGGTCGCGGCCTCGGCGGGGACGCCCAGCCGCGCGAGGTCGCCGTAGTAATTGGCGACCATCGGCGCGAGGATGGTCCGCAGCGTCTCGCCGAACTGCTCCGCCGCGTGCAGCGCCGCCAGCCGGGTCCGCTCCTGGTCGCTCATCTCGCTCATGGTGCCCCCTTACGCCGCCTCGCCGATGGCGCGATCCAGTGCCTCGGCCGCGCTGCCGCGCTCCTCCTCCAGCCAGCCCATAATCTCGTCTGCCTGGGCGTCGGTCATCCCGAGCAATCGCGAGATGTAGCGCCACGGCAGGCCGGCCTCGCGCGCCTGCTTCGCCATCTCGATCATCGCGGCGGCGTCGGACACCTCGATGGGGTCGTAGGCCGCCACCAGCATCGTGTCCGTGTCGAGGCCGGCGGGCGTGTAGGCGTTGAGGATTTGCGTCGCCTTGTGGAACAGGCTGCCCCAGCGGGTCGCGAACACGGTGGCGAGGCGCTGCGCCTGCCGCACGGCCGCGAGCTGCTGCCGCCACATCGCCACGCCCGAGGGCAGGTCTTTCTCCTGGTCGGCGACGATTTGCATGATGGTCGCGGTCTGGAGGGCGAAGGCGCGGTCAATGTACGCCCCGGTCGCCATCAGTTGCCCCATGTCGCCGGGGCTGAGGATGCCGTAGCTCGCCTGCGGGCTGCTGTTCCACAGCACCATGCCGGGGGTCGCGACGATGCTGCCGGGCGTGCCGTCGGCGTTGTTGGGGACGCTGACGCCGGTCGCGGTGTAGATGGGGAACGCCGTCCGCCGCGCCGCCGCGAGAATGTCGTAGAGGATATCGTTCTTGGCGTCCTGCAACCCCAGCGGCCCGCCCGCGAGGAGCGAGCGACCGTAGCGGCGATTCGTCTCGGTGCTACCGGTGCCGGGCTGGTGATTCGGCGTGACGAAGCAGGGGAAGTGGACGACCGGGATGCCGATGGGCACGCCGCCCGGCTCGCCCGCCCGGTTGAGGTAGCGCGGCACGGTCCAGGGGACGGGGATGCCGCCCTGCACCGGGTCGGTCGGCTCGTTGTACATGACCCAGCCGCCGCCGAAGTCGCGGCGCTCGAACCGCTCCATGCGGTCGGCGTAGTAGACCCAGCGCCGCCCGAAGCTGGTCTGGGTATCCGGGTCGACCTCGGACCACTCCTCGACGGCGTAATCCATCTGCCCGTCGCCGCTGTAGTGGCACCAGATGCCGCGCTGCCCGTTCCACCAGTCGGCCTCGCGGAAGCGAACGCGCTCGCCGTCCCAGGAGAGGACGAGCGCGTAGTTGCCGTCGCGGATGGTCGCGAAGTGGACGGAGGCGGCGAGCTCGTCCACCTGGTTGCGGACCCAGAGGTCGTCGATGGCCTCGGCGAGCGCGTCGCGCACCGGGCCGGCGTCGGCGCGGATGTCGATGCGGGCGAGCGAGAGCATGTTGGTCGCGCTCTGCACGGCGAGCGCACAGAGGTTGTAGACGAGGCCGTTGGCGAGCACGCCTTCGAGGTCGGCGCGCATCTCCTCGGTGAGGGTGTTCGGCTGGGTGCCGAGGACGTAGCGGCGGTACTTCGCCACCTCGGTGGCGTCGGGCATCGCGGCCTCGCGGGCGCGGCCGATGGCGTCCTCGGCGACGGTCATGGTCGCGCTCATGGGCTATCCCTCCGTTAGCGGACGCGCGTGCCGCGGTAGGTGTTCATGTGGACGGTGTTGTCCACGCCGAGGCGGACGAGCGCCTGGCTCATGGCGTCCACGTCATCGTCGTGCGCCCCGGTCGGGAACGCCGAGCACTCCTCGATAAAGTCCCCCACCCACGGCGCGATGTCGGGATGGGGCAGCCAGACGTTGCCCGCCTCGACCAGCCCGGCGATGGCGTTGACGCGCGCCACCTTGCCGCCCTCGGGGCGCACCGCGATGAGGCCGCCGATTTCCCGCTCCAGCGTGGCGATGACGGCGGGGCCGTTCGCGGTGTCCTCCACCAGCTTGGTCGCCACGCCGGGGTGGCGCGCGGTCATGGCGCGGATGGCGGCGAGCGTGGCGGGGAAGTCAAGGCGGCGCTTGTCCCGGTCGATGAGGTAGCAGTCGGCCCCGAATCGCCCCCACACCTGCCCGGCCACGAAGTCGTTGTTGACGCCGCCCTTGAACGTCATGTCCCAGGATTGCAGGGATTGGTCGAAGCGGTGGGGGAGGTCGCGCCCGGTCGGGCCGCCGTAGAACCGCCACCACTCGCGCTTCAGTAGCGCGGACTCGTCGTTGGAGGGCGTGCCCTGGTAGAGCGCGGCGAACACGCGCGAGCCGACCGCCGCCTTGATGCGCGCCAGCGCGGCGACGTCGTATTTCTCGGGCCAGAGGGCGGAGCCATCTTCGGCGATGGCGGGCAGGTGCAGGACGTGCCACTGGTCGCCCCCGGTCGCCTGCGCGGCGAGCAGGCGCCCGGCGAGGTCGTCTGCGTGCCAGCGCGTCTGGATGAGCACCACCGCGCCGGCGTCTTCGAGGCGGGTGTAGGCGGTCGAGGTGTACCACTCCCAGAGGTTGTCGCGGTAGGTCGGGCTATCGGCCTCCTCCTGGTTTTTTATCGGGTCGTCAATCAGGAGCAGGTGCGCGCCGGAGCCGGTGATGGGGCCGCCCGCGCCAGCCGCGATGTAGCCGCCGCGCCGACCAGCGATGTCCCACTGCTGAATCTGCGCGAGGTCGGCGGCGAGGCGGTGGGGGAACGGGTAGCCGGGGCCGGTGACGACGTTGCGCGCCTGGCGGGAGATGCGGTAGGCGAGGCCGGCGGCGTAGGAGGCGGCGATGATGCGCCGGTCGGGGTTGCGCCCCAGAT